TATTGTTTAAAAATCTAGACCCTGCATATCTACCTGATCTAGTGTCGTGTGCAAATGTTGGATTATCTGCATTTGTTATAAATGCTTCAAGAGGTGTTTGAATAACTCCCCCATCATTGTCTAACTTACCCTCAACTGGATCAAGTTCTTCACCATTGTATTTCCAGCCCTCATCTTTATTAAATAGAAATATAGGTCTGCTATCATTAAAGTTTGCACTTGGGTTTGATCCCGCAGACCAAAGGCCTACCTCGGTTATGTTATATCTTTCTAGTGTTGGAAGTTCTCCAGTAAAAACAATTTTAGATATTCCTCCTTCAGTTACATAACCTCTAGATGTTATTGGAATACGGAACATCTCAAAGTCTAAAGACTCTTTTGCTTTCATAGCGGTCATTTCCGTATTTGAAAATATATAGGAAGATGATACTGGGGTGGCTCCGCAGCCGATAGCAATATAAGAGGCAAAGGCTGGTGCCTGCCCCACAAGGTACTTTGCCAGAATTGACTGACCTGTATTAGTTATCATTTTTACACCTCATCAGTAATTGTATCATCAAAATAGCCTCCTTGGTTAATTATTTCTATCTCTACCTCTTCTTCGTCGCCCATATTGACAAGATCAACCGTAAGGCTTCCAGTTTCTTGCTCGATATAGACGATGGCCCCAGCAGTTCCATTGCCATATTTAGGAATTCTGTCTTCAAGTTTTATTGAAAAGTTCTTAAATAAAACATCTGAAGTTCCACCAAGTTTAATTATATTATTAGAGTTATACTCAAGCATCAAATTCTTTAAGTTTTTAACAATACTATACATAATATTTTGTCCATTTATTGCATCTGCCCTGGAAATATTAATCAACTCTTGTCCACCAATATCTTGAAACACAATTTCAAACATAGCCTCATATGATATTGGATCGCTTAACTGGTCTACCGCATTTGGAACCGCAACCTTGGTTGAGTTGGTTTGAGTGCTCTTACCAAAGTCGTTAGTCCAGGTTGCTTGGTTTGCGGTTGCGTCTATTGCCATTATAATACCTCACTTAAAAATAAAGACATTTCTGGTCCATCTTTTGATTTTGAATACTCTATATTGTAGACTACAAACCTGTCGCCAGTAGAACCAGTCTTATTGATATTTTTTTCACTATAGTCTATCTCTAAAATATCTCCCAACTGAATCATAGGGTTTGCAAATATCTTTATACCTATTGACTTTCTTGGCTTTGTTATTTTTTTTACCAACCAAGACATTAAATTTTCAGCAGCATCTGCTGATTGAACATAAGGTACATCTAAAGAAAAATCTTTTTTGCCGTAAAGCATCCTACTTTCTTTTATATCTTGATAGTTTTTTGTAACTTTGTTAACCGCAGTTATAAGTCCTGTTGAGTCAAACTGTGGGTCTGAAAGATCGCTATTTTTTGAAAAGTAGTCGTCTACAGTAAAATTATTTGCAGACTGACTAGTAAAGGCTATGCCCTGGATTCTTAAATAACTTTGGCTGGCTGAGTCTAAACTTAATGTTTTATCTGTTGTATTAAAGATTAAAAACTCTGCACCGTATGATCTTGCTCTAAATCCAGATACAGAGTAGGACTTTAATTTATTAAATGTTGGTGATAGTTGTGCATATAGTGCTGGGTATGCTAGGTCGTATCTAAAATTAAAAGATGCTGCTTCTCGCATTATTGTTCCAAACTCATCAAAGTAAATATTAAACTTTGGTGGCTGGGCTGAACTTATACCAGTTAAATAAGATGCCTGCACTACTCCACTCATCGAGTATTTTCTAAAAGAATCTTGTGCGTTTATTCCTGAATCTCCAAAAACACTAGAAATTGGTGCATCTAATTGGAAAGAAGTATTTTGTGCGTAGTTATTTGCTAAGGCATAAATGTTTTCAAACATAACTCTGGAAGCACCTCTAACAAAAAGTGCGACATTGTTGTAAACATCTAGTGGGGAGTCATCAAAGACTGTAGCAATTATATTGTCGTTTAGGTATAAGAAAAATTTTCTCCTTGACCCAATGTCCTGGTACTCTACTGACAGATCATAGACAGTTGGCTTTTCTTCTGCTGCAACTCTATGCTGACCAACAAACTCTCCACCATCTACAATTATATTGGCAAGGCCCTCATACAGAGTAACTGGTATTGCAGGTCCTGATAGATCTGACGTTTTTGTTTCTAGTTTATAGAACAGTACATCGTGCACATTTTGTCTTGAAGAGTCGTCTATCTTGGTTCCATCTAAAGCAATTATTTCAAAATAGTATCCAGCATTTGTTTTTGGATTAACCATTATGGCTATTCCTCCACCGCCACCAGCAATTGTAATTTTTTCATCAGCAGTTTTCCCCTGTATAGTGTAAATTCCTGTACTACCAACTGGGCTCTGTCCATTTTTTTCGCTATCTTCAATTTTACCAATAACCCTAAGCCTTGTTCCAAAATGCTTGAAGTTATTTGAAAGAGGTTTATATACATAAGACAAGTAGTTTGCTGGGGTGTCTGTTGTTTTAAAGCCTCCTCCATTCATAATAAAAGCAGAAGCCTGGGTTGTTCCAACTTGAGTTGATCGCATTGTGTTTACGCTAGACTCTGATATATATTTTGATGAAAGAAAATTCTTAAGAATTCCATTTCTGGTTGTTTTTGTAGCAAATTCAGTATTAACTCCAGCAGCAACATTTTTTGTTGTTGGTGGAACTACCTGATCAAACTTAAACAAATATTTAGAATCCATCTTTACCCCACGCAGATTAGCATTATCTGACCAGTGTGAACTTAGTCCAGCATTGTGCTCTGAAATAAGAGTTCCAAACTGTGCTCTTCCGTGTTTAGCAACTTCCCCATTTTTTAATTTAGACAAACCGTTTACTTCTTCATAGTTTGGCTCAGAGTAAATTCTTACAAGCCCTGTGGGATATATCTTTCCATTAAATGGTAAAGAAGCAAAATAGCCGTCATACTCAAGTTTACTATTTATCCAAACATCTCCAGTTCCAGAAACGCTAAACTGAATTGCATCAAACTTTATAATCTCTCCATTGGCATATAAATATCCTTTGTATTTTCCTATACCCTGAATGCCTTCTCCAAGGTCTATAGTGTTATCAATTATTCTTCCATTAGATACTGTTGGGGCGACTGCTGACAAATAAGAGTTTAAGGGAACAGCAGCAAGGTCATAGGTTGAAGAAGTTGCTGCCTCTTGGTTTATTGATTTTATATTTTCTGTTCCGCCAACTTCCCATAGTAGTACTGGCTTGTAAATATACATTCTTTCTCTGTCCAACATTCCTGCTGCCTTTATTGTTCCTAGAGTTCTTTCTATATGTCTTGTTGTATATGATATTTGTCCAGCATTATAGACCTGGCTATCTTGGCTAGTCAACTCAATTATGTTTGAAAGTTTAGTTTTTGTATCTTTATTTTTAACGACATCTTCTTGTGCAGAATCTGAAGATCCATACAAGGTTAAGTCTGTAGGTCTTTGTGCTATAGTTGGCATAATAAAATCTTTACTCATCATTATAAAATTATTGTATTCATCAAAGAACATTGCTGTTTGTGTTGAGATTGCTAAGTCCTGTAATATTTGTGCAACGCTTTTGTCTGGTGGAATAAAAAAGTATGGGATGACTAGTTCAGACTCTCCTGCCACTCTTTTAAACACATAATTAGAAAATCCAATAGAGTCTAAAAGTAAAGATACGGCAGCACTAAGAGATGTGTTTGTTGATAATAGTTCTGGTGCAGTTTGAGATTCAAAATAAAAATAGAGGTCTCTCAATGGTAAAGATACTGATTTTGACTGATTATCAACCTTTGGAAATCCATCAGAGTACATGGTCTTTATAGGAACATAGTAGTCTATTAGTTTTGCATCTGTTAAAATTTCATAAAGTTTTATCTGTATATTTTTTATATTTTGATTTGCAATAATACTTAGTTTATTGTTTTGATTAAAAGCATCATCAAAATCAAAAAACGATATGTTTCCAGTTGATGCTAGAAGTTGTCCTACTGGCATACCGCTTTGTCCTAAATCTGAAGCACTCTTATTTAAAGAAAATGATGTCACTCTATCTGATAAATCAGCAGTAAGTCTGGGAGAGAACTCAATAAGATCAAAAGACGCATCAAACTTCTTCATACTATCAACAACTATTCTAATACCAGAGATGTACTCAAACTCCTTATATTTTAATTCTCCTCTTACAGTGTAACTTGTTGGGTCTGTCAATTCTGTAACAAAGTTTGTAAAACTATCAACAACTGGCTCTTCAAATTTCCATCCATAGTTTGGAACAAATATCTTCCACTCATCCTTATACCAGAGATGATACTCTCCAATATCCCCAGAGTTTTCTACAATAAGGTATGCATCTCCTTCCCTTGTTCCTACTGGAGGTCTAAGAGATACGGATGATAATTCTCCACGATAAACAAAAACCTCAGAATATATTTTTGGTAAAACCAATCCGTATGCTAGTTCTACATATCCGTCTGACTGAATTATTGGAGTTCCGTCTTTTCTTTTAGTCTCGTCATCAAAGGCAACTGCGTCTACCCAGTTATTATTTTTTAATACTTGAACTTTCCAAGCGCTAGGAGTTGTCTGATTTAGTTCTCCAAAATAAGGATCTGAAAATGATCCTGACTTATTGGTATATCTTCCAGAGTCAATGTCTCCAATATTTGTTTGCATCTTTATAACAAGTCTATTTGCTGGTACCTGATTTTTATACACAACAAATGGTGCAGCGTCTTCAATCATATGCCTTCCGTTTATTGTTTTTGTAGATGTTCCGTATTCAATTCCATTCTCAGTTCTAAAGGATGTCCAATACTTGAATGGGTCGTTTTTATCTGCCATATAGTATCTTGGCTTTCTGGCCATATTTATATCAGGGTTATGTAAAAACTTTCCACTTTGAAATACTGCCTTATTAATTCCAGATCTTGGTCTAAAAGGTTTTAAACAATCTTCTAATGAGTATAATAGTTTTAGTTTATCTTTTTTTGGAATAAGATTAAATGGTAGATCGTTTTCGTCAACCCCTCCATCAACAACAACGTCAGCATCTGTTGCTCCATAATAAAATGCTGGAGATGATGTTTTATTTTCTAAAACAAATGTGTTTGGTATAGTTCTGTAAATAGATCCTGCAGTATACGGGCGGTATCTATAGTTTCCAACTGCTAAAATATTTGTAGCAATATTCATGTTCCATTCAGCAATAACCAAAGACTGTGTCTTAATAGAAGAACTTGTCTCTATATGCTTTAATAAATCTTTTTCTTCAAACATTATGCCTCTTCCAGCGTTAATGACACATTCCAGAAGTCAAAATTTAAACCACTTCTTTTTTGAACTGAATAACTAAAGTCTGTAAAGAACATCTCAATTACTTCATTATATTTATTTGTATTTGCAAACCTTTCATCTACATTGGCAGTTTCAAAGACATCTTTAAAGTTAGTGTATTTGTCATAGGCAAGGTAGACCCAAAAAGATCCACTGTGATTTTTATACCAGTCAAGGAGTTCTACTCCGCCTGCTCCACCATCTGTAGTAAACTCTAAAGGGTTTGTTCTTATCTCTGGGATTATTGCCATGTTTGGATTTCCCTCAGCATCAAAGCCAGCATAGAAAAAAGCATAATCACCCAAACCAGCTGAAAAATCATCATAAAAACCAGCATAAAAGCAAGAGTCTCCTAAGGCAGATAAGCCTAAAGAAGCTCCAAAGCCAAGTGCACCAATCCCTCCACCATCA